AAGTAATATCTCCTGATGAGTCAAGTGTAAAATCACCTATCGCATCATATGTATTTGGAAGTTTGAATTTTTTTAATAATGTAACTTTTGATTCTATTTTTTTTAAAGTTTTTTCAAGAGATTCAAAAGATTCTCCAATAGCAACACCATGCCATTTTCCAGAAGCTTTAATATAGAGTTTTAAATTTCCAGATATTCTTCTAAATGCAAAGTCCCCATCGTCTCCCTGACTATTTAAAGGAACGCCTCTTCCTATAGTTGGCCTTGAAGATTTTCCTGCTTCAATATTTCTTGTTATATTAGTACTTCTTGTTGGCATTATTTTATTGGCTTCATTCGATAAACAATAGTTATATCGTTAATTTCAAAATCAGTAGCTATAGCTGGTATCAAATATTGTGAAGTATCTGTTTCAGATGTATTTTTTGAGCCTGGAATATTCCCATAACCTTTATCCTCCCAAGCACTTAAAACAGTAGCTACTTTAGTACTGCCATTATACGTAACTCCATTTGTTCCATTTTCAATAGTTCTAACATTATACCTAGCGTCTCCTTCATATATAAAAATATTATAATCATTATAAGCTCCATTAACTGAGCTTGCATCACTTGCTAATTTTATAGTAGTTGTTGTATTGTCTGACCCTGCTTGAGCATCACCAGTTTCAAATGGGTCAAATTGCTCAAATTGAAGTTGGAAACTTTTAACATTATTAATAGATGACGATGGCTTTAGTTCTGCAACAGTCCATGCCCCCGATGTGTTAGTAAATCCCGATTGGTCTCCATTAGATGAAAAAGAATCAACATTATAATTTGTGCTTTTTGATGTGCTAAAATCTGAAAAAGTTTCTGACCCATTTGTCGCATATTTCAGTTTAACCCCAGAATGTCCTGTACATTTATATGTAACATAAACTTTATATATTTTTTTTCTAATTGAAGGACTTCCAAAATCAAAATCCTTGCTAGTCCAAAGAGTATTAAAAGCTGTGCTTTGCCCTTCGCCAGCATGATTTTTCCATCCATAAAAATTCATTTTTGTAGGTTCATTAGAAGAGGTGTAGCCAAAAACAAGATTTCCTTGAGTATCGGTTAGAAAATTTGTATAATAATTAGCGGTCCCCCATGGAGCAAAATCCCCAAGATAAGTATTTTGATATGCTTGTAAATCCATATCATAAATTCTCCATTGAGTTAAAAGTCCTGATTGAATTGCATCCGTAAATGCAACCCTATTGCTATACTTTTCATACCCTATCAAATAATTAGAAGTGCTTTCTTCTGCAAATATAGAACCAAGACCAGTTGTTAAATTTTCTTGCAAATGTCTTGTTAGATTTGTGACTTGATTCCCATCAAAAAACCATAGTCCAGATGAATTAACCCATGCAATACCAGTGCTAGTTTTAGTAACTTGAGAACGACTATAGATACCAGCATTTGGATATTCTGATTCTAATATTTCTGATTGTCCTGAAATATTGATTACAAATAATTTATTTCTTTTAAATTGCAATAATCTATCTCCAAACGATTCAAGGGCTACTATAGCATCTCCATCTCCAACAGCAACATCGATATAATTTGTTTCAGGAAAAGTATCAAATTTATTGATTGGAGTTCTTATCATTCTATCAGGATAAGTTTTACCTCCTTGTTTTATATTTCCAATATACATTTTCCTACCAACAATTTCTGAACATTTATATTGAGCATCTATAATTGTATCTTCTGTAAATAAATTTTCTGATAAATATGTATCAACAGGTTTAATTTTTATGCTTGTTCCTGCTGTTATTGAGGCAACAGCCCCATCAGATGACCATGTTCCAGGTTGTTCAAGTATAACCTCAGAATCATCTGCAGCAAATATTGTATATGTTCCTTTATTAAAGTTTACATTAGAAAATAATCTCCACTCTTTTGATTCATCCCCATCAGTCACATCTCTCATATATATTTTAAATCCATTAATTCTAGCGTTCCATGTTTTTTCATCCACGCCATGATTATATACAGTTTTAATGACTGCTTTTTGAGCTACTGTTTTTCCTCTCCAATCTACTGCAGCTGAAGCAGTTAATTCCTCTACCTTATATACTTGCAAATTGTCTGCATGAGTAGCTGCTGTAGTTCCATTAAACCCTCTTCCAGCTACATTAGTTCCCCCAACACCAATTAGCAAATTATTTGAACTAACACTATTTACTCTCATTTGCTCTGATTCTATCATAATAATATCGCCAGCATTAAATTGTGTTCCATCATCGACAACTATAGTAGTAGCATCTAATGCAACAGTGCTTCCTAATGCATGTAAATTTGCTGCTCCTGAAGCTTGTAATACTGGAGTAATTTTATATCCTTGAGTTAATAATGACTCTTGAACTTCTTGCCCAGGCCCATTATATGTAAATGACATTGCAAAATTCCATTTTCTCTTTAAATCTTCATCAATTGCATCTTCACCAGATTTTGTTATTGTTCCTAATAATAATTGCAATTGTCCTGTTGTATCTCCATCTCCAGCATCGCCATGAGAGGCATGAGTAAAATAGCATTCATCATTATCAATTGCTGTAGCAAAATAAACTCCATTAAAAGCAGGAACACCTGTCTGTCCTGTTATATGAATTGGAAAATTACCACTTGGTGGTAGTTCAGTATCAGTAACATCTATGCTAAGAGTTCCAGGGATTGTTGCACTATAATCCCCCCAATCTTGTATTGCTGTATCATTACTTGCATAATCTAAGTCAGCTTCATCGTATCCTTCAATTATAATTGTAAAAGATGTAGAATTAAGCCTTGATTCTACAGTGTGAGTTCCAGCTAATTTTGTTAATGAAGTTGATGCATGTGATACATTTGATATAACAATTTCATCTCCAGCAGTAAGTCCATGGTCCGCAGTTTCGCTATCTCCATTACCACTTGTTGTTATTGTGACAACATCCTCAGACCTTGAAACAGCTATAATTCCAAAATCAGGAGTATCATCTCCAAATTCAAGAACAACTTTTTCAGATTCTGATGGATAATTTGCAGTTGAACCACTAATAGTGTCATATACTCTTAATGATTGTATCCCAAGGCTTGGAGCAAGAGTCCCAGTTGTTCCATCTGATTTTCTCGTATTATTTGGTGGTTGTGGAGTTCCAATATCTTCGACCCAAGTATTAATTGAATTTGATTCTGCACATTGAAACAATCTATCTTGCTTTATATGCCCAAAATATTTAGGAACATTTACATAAGAAATAGAACTATTATTACTATGTTGTGATATTTCAGTATTTGCAAAACCTCTTATTACAGTTAAAGATGTCCCAGAAGAACCGCATCCTGTCGTTACATACATAATCTCTTGATTAATTTGTATAATAGAGCCTGCGGCAATAGCAGCACTGCCAGTGTCTATAGTTAAAACCTCATCGTTTTTAGTATGAGGGTCTTTATTTGTTAAGTATCCTGTTGAAGTTACTTGAAAATTTGAATCACAAACTCTTAAAGCTCCATCAACATTATAATATTCAGGTTTAACTGTTGCTGTTCTAGACCCTAAAGTTAATTTTGCATCATTCCATCCACTTATTGAACAACTAACATTATTTATTGAAGCATCTGCCGAAATCTCAGAAGAATCAGCTGTAAACCATAAATGTGTTGCAGCAGCAGCAGGAGTAAAAGAAACAACATGCCTGCCAACTCCATAATCTGCAGCAGCAATATACGTTTCATCTGCAGTATCCCCTGAAGCATCTCCTCCCCCAATTGCAAGATTTAATGATGCAGTAACAACGTCAAATGATAAAACATAATTAACATTTGCTTGTAGTTTATCTCCTGATAATGTATTATAAATTGAAGCATCTTCATTTGCACTTGTATCAAATACAGAAGGATTAGCGCTACTCCAAGCATCTGCTCCATCTCCATCAGAATTTGCAGTTCCCCAATTAGTATCGCCTGGGTCTACATCATCCCCATTTTGAACAATCTCAGTTCCAATTCCAGAAGTATTTGGGTCATATATATCAATTTCATTTGCATCATTAATACATATAAAACTTGTATCTCCTTCTGCAGGAGTTGAATTCATATCATAATCATGAGCAAATGAAAATAACCCATAAGTTTTTTCAAAGCCTCCGTCAGATGAAGTTACATTAGAAATCGTATGGCCACTAATATTAGTTTTATTGTAAAGATTTGTTAAAGAACCTTCTTTGGTTAATCTACCTACATTTCTAATAGATAGTCTTGAAAATGCATTTTGATTATCTTCGATATCACGTGCATCAAATTTATTATTTGTACCTCCATGAAATTCTAATATTTTATATTCCTGTTTTGGCATTTATTTTAATAATTTGTCTTTACAAACTGCCCAAACTTTATCATCTAATTTATTTTTTGTTGACGATACTAAATAATCACCAACTTTAACAAAAATTGATTTTAATACATTTTCGCTAAATAAATTCTTTATTATTAACGCTACAACTTTCTTCATTTACTTCTCCTTTTTTTCATTTAATAATAACATCTCAATAAGTCTTCCTTGTTGAAATACTGTTTGCTCAAGAGCATCAATTCTTTTATCTGCATCATTAGGTTCTTTAACATATTTCATTATATCATATAACTTAAATTGCTTTGAAATTAAATCAACAATTTTATTAATCACCATCTTTTGTAACACTTTGACCCTCCCATTTGCTTAAATCTAACATTTGTAAAGGACTTTCAATCACATGGTCTTTAAGCTTGTCATTTTGTATTTGTATCTTTGTTCCACCTTTAACAAAAGGCTTCCCATTAGCTACGCCTATATCATAAGCAAAAAATGTCGTTTTCCAAAAACCTACTCTTATACATCTTGCAGGTCTTCCGTCTAAAATTACAACGTCATCAGTATTTAAATCTTTGCCAAGGAATACTTTTAATCCTTCGACAACAGTCTCTATAGTAGACTTAAATAATAAAAGAGCAACTCCAGATACAAATAGCCATACCCAGTTCCCCAAAAAACCTTCTGCCTGTTTCTTTAATTCCTCTTCGTTCATATATTTTATCCATTAATCAATTCACCCCACAATGAGGTTTTTCCATCAATAATTTGTATTACATGCACAGTAAAGTGTCCTTTTGTAAAAAAGTCAACAATTGCAAATGCATGTGACCAATTAATTTTTCTTCCACCAAGCCAAGCATTTTCTTCATCCGACATATTCTTTAAACATCCAATACTCCATGCAGATTTAACCCCGTCTATATGTGTAACAGATGTTTGTTGGATATCGTGATGATGTCCGTACATCACATTTGTCCCCAGTCTTATTAAATGATTTCGGGTATGATGAACTCCAGCAAAATGATGGCCATGATAAAAGTGAAGTTTCCCAATCTTGAGATACTTTCCCATCGGATAATACTTGTAATTTCTTTCTTTTAATTTTACACATTCTGCAAACCTATATTTAGTTAAGTACGGATTCTCTTCAACGAATCTGTTCATCCAATCATCATGATTACCTTCAATCATGTATCTCTCATTGCAACCTGCTTTATCTAAAGATTTGTCAATACGATTCATTCCTCGATTAACATCTTTAATATCTTGGTCTATAAAAGGGATTTGATATTCTAAGGGCGGTCTTTTTCTTTTTTTCCATTGCCAGTGAGAACATCCATGCCATTCACCAACATCCCCTAAATCTACATAGACATCAGGCTTAACAATCTCAATTGCTTTCTTTACCACATTTATTGCTTTTTTATCAGCAAGTGGAAAATGTTTATCTGGTGTAACAAATACTCTTTTAACTACACCTTTATCTTGTTTTGTTTTATTCAAACAATCCTATTTTTTTAGTTCATTGCGTATCTTTACGCATATATAAACAAATGATGCAACCCCAACAGCAACCCTCACAACAACTGGAAGCCATTCAATCCATGTTACTCCTATTCCTGTTGCGCTTACTGCAACTGTTTTTAAAGAATCTACCATTACAGTCTTGGAACCGCCAAAGCTCTAACTCCTGATTTTCTTAATGGGTATTGATGCACCCCTTTTTCATACATTTGTCTAAAATAATTTGCTCTTTCTAAATCTCCTGAATCTTCAAACATTCTTGCTTTTATATAACAAACAACCATTGGATGTAAGCCACTATCTAAACCTGCCTCTGTTTTTAAATCTTCAGTTTGTGCATCAATTGTTCCATATTTAGAGTGATATGTTATTCTAATGCCATTAGACACATCGCTTCCTTGATACGTATCGTATCTTTCTGTAGTTCTTTCTCCTGATGTTGATGTAGTGTCTTCGCATAAAATAGCTAGTCTATCATCATCGTTGTACCATGCAAAATAACTATTTGGATATGTTCTTTTATTTGTTGCCATAATTTTCCTAAGTTAGTGAATCATCTCCTGCATCAGTATCTGACCAACTACTAACAGTATCGTCAGTATCTCCTCTAAGAAGTAAATGTGGGTCTGCAAGTTTTGGTATCATTACATACCTATCATTTGTATCTTTAATTTCAACTTTTTTTACATCTATCACATCATCGCTAAGAGTATACCATCTATCATAACCTATTAAATTAGTTGTTTTAGATACTGTGCGATGTTGTTTTTGTGCTGCAATATCATCTAATGCATCATTAATTAATTGAAACATATATTGTTCAGGCTGTCTTCCAAACATTTTTTCAATTTGTTCTATAATATTTTTAGCTGTCATTATCTGGCTCCTTGTTGAGGTGTCTGCATAAGTCCTGACGTTTGAAGGCCTTGCTGATAATCTTGTTTTAAATTTTGTATAAGAGGCAAGTATAGCTCAGGGTCTTCTTCTACT